CAAAGGCGGGGCCACCGTACTGAGCATTGCCCTCCATATGACGATTGCCATCAAAAGTGTTGACGATGTAGTAACTGATGTCGATACTAAAGGCCTTATAACCGCATCCGACCTTGCTAACCACGACAAATCAGAAACAGCACATAAGAACCTGCTGCAGGTGACCGTCACGGCGGATAAGCCGACATCTATGTCTGACAGAGGCCTCTGGGTGGAAATAAAGAGCGGATTAAAAGCAATCCTGCATCGGTGGAATAAGACAACGAAGACATATGACACCATTCACCCGGAAACAGAAACATCGCAGATCACAGATTTCGATACTGCAGTTAATGGGAAAATCAATGCACATAATACTTCGGGCGCTGCACACTCCACGCTTTTTAACCAGTGCGAGAAGACAAGCAGCCTGGCGAATGATATCGTCACTAAACTTGCACAGACAACAGCTATCTCGGTTATCAGTGCATTGCAGACCAATTCATGGTTCGGACAGCTTCTCAAATTGGTACTCAATGCCAGTGGTATGAAGTACCTTATTGATACGAACGGATACATCTGTTTCGGCTCCTTTTTCGGCGGGCTAATTATACAGTGGGGAAACATTTGGTTTAATAATAATCAAACCTATTGCGATTGGATTTTACCGCTAAGTACATCATCATTACTTAAAGCTTTTTCATCTGACTATGATTCTTCAACAACATCGAGCACTACGATTAACGACGGATTTGTTGCTGCATGTAAAACGTCATATTCAACTGGTTCGATAATCAGGTTTGCTACAACTAATTCTTCGATGTCCGGCTTTTGGGCGATTGCTATTTGCAAGTAGACAGTGGGGAATTGCTAAAGAAGCAGACCACACAACATATGAGTTCCCTCTTGCGTTTTCGACTAAAGCTTTTATTACTGTTGGCACTCATGTATGTACGCTTTACTACCAAAATTGATTGGAAACGTTATGTCTTTGTAAGTGGATGTTGAATCATAATTTCCCCACTGTAGACTAAAAATTATACGTCTAGAAAGCAGAGGGAGAAACAATGGAATACCTGAAACTTTACAGAAATCAAATACATGATAAAACCGCCAGATTATCGGATATCTACGATTATAAAAGAGCAAATATCTGACAATTTGACTGATTTATCCAGTAGCAATAGTAACAACCTGCAAATCAAGTACAATACAGAACATCTCTTGTCAATTAGAGAATTCAAAGTAGCGTACTAGTAACACTACTTCAGCAGTTCTATGCATTTTCGAAGCTGGCGAAGCCCTTTGTGCGTATAGACACGTTCTGTGACATCACCGCCAGCATGACCCAATATCCTCCTTTTTGCTGTTTCATTGGCTCCTGCGTTATCAAGTAGCGTTGCTACAGTGTGACGGCAGTCGTGAGTGGTATGACCATCAGCATTGATGGAGTGCATAACCTCACGCCAAAGGATACAATACCGACTGTAGTTGTAAGGCTTGCCTTCTGAATCTGTAATCAAATTTGAACCAAGGAATTTCATGCGTTTGCTAATGAGAGGAAGAATTCTATGATGGATAGGGATGGATCTAATGCCGGATACAGTCTTGCTTCTGGTGATCCGGATGTATCCCTGCCGGAGGTTTACATCTGACTTTTGGAGGTGCAGCATTTCACCGACACGCATACCGGTGTAAAGGAGTATCAGCACCGTATCAACATCGGGCTCACTAACGTGCTGCCAAAGTCTATTAATTTTCTGGCGGCTAAATGGTTTGTGCGGACGGATGGCTTTATTTTTTCCGATAGACAGTAGGGGAGCATAGCATTTATTTATCAACTCAATTTTCACAGCGTATTTTTCAAGCAACGAAATCAAAGAGCGGACTTTCTTCAGAGAACTGTAAGACAGCCCGCTCTTTCGCATGGCATCAAGAATCTTTTGGTAGTCTGTATATTTCAAAGATTGAATTGGCTCATAATGCAATGACGATAGGTGCTTGAATGAATTGGTGTAGCTGTTCAATGTTGACTGCGATGGTGCGGCGTTGACCGTATGGGCAGGAAGCCATCTGTAGTACAGCTCAGCAAGTGTTACACGGTGATCTGGAAGGGAGCGATGGAAATGAAGCTTATTGTAATCGGCTTGAAAGATTTCAGCCTCTATCTGCGTTGCAAAGTATTCAATCGGCTTTTGTTTTCCATTCACGCTGATAACAAATACAAATGGCCGCCTCCGGTTTCCAGAGAGCCTTTTGATTGAACCGTAGCCGTTTGGTTTACGCATAATATCACCTCGTTTTTATTGTTAAGGAGATAAACCATGAGCGCAACAAATGTTGATTATTACATCGTCGGATTCAAAGCGGACGGTAGCCGGGCTGCCGGTAAAATCTGTATGTTCGATCCTATTAAGCACCAGGATAAACTGGAAGCCGAAGCCGCAAAAATAAAAGCGGACAACGTAGACATTGTGACAGTAAAAGCCGTCACCACGGAAGACTACATGAATCTGCTGGGAAATAATACTGACAGTAAAGAGTACATCTTGAGCGGCGACACATTCGTGCCGAAGCCAGACTATGTACCGACCGAAGCGGAAAAAAAGCAGACCGCCATTTCCGGCATCAAAGCTAAATACCAGCCACAGCTTGATAGCCTTGTAGACGCTAGGGTAAAAGCGGCTATGCTGGGCGCTGATACCTCGAAAATTGACAGCCAGTATAAAACTACACTCGCCAATATGGCGGCTGAGATTAAAAACGCATAGGAGGGTTAAATCATGGAATTTTGCGAATACTGTGGGAACCTTTTGAACAATGATGGCCGCTGCCCGTGGGATGATTGCCCACATAACGCAATTATCGATGCGATGGCAGAAGCTGAAAAAGAAGACGAAGGAAAGCAGAGCGAAGAAAAAGGAGCATGAATATGTCAGCTCTAGATAGTATTGCAGCGGTTTTGGCTATTGCAACAACGCTCAGCGGAGCATTTAGCTATATCGTCATTCGCCCGCTTCAGAAAGCGATTGACGTCAACAGCAATGTGCTGACAGAGCTAAAAAAAGAGCTCGAACGGAGTGCTGCAGATCGCCGCTCTCTTGACGTTCGGGTTTCTAAGCTAGAAGAAGCACATCAAATCAATAAAGACCGTATCAGTCATATTTTGGACCGCCTGGATCATATGAAGGAGTGAGTGGACGTGGGAAGAATCAGAATGTGGAGCACCATGCTTTTTTACGAAAATGGGGAGCTGTCTTATACTCGCCTGATTTCCGCCATCTTTGTCATCGCGTTCCTTGCGGTCAGTGCTTACTTGGTACTGACTCACACTTATTGGCAGAACTATGACACCTTTGCTTCATTAACTGGTGGTGGCGGTGGAGCTACGCAGCTTGTAAATAAATTTATCAATAGCAAGTACAACAGCGTGCAGGGCGGCTATGACAGCAGAAAATAGGAGGACACAGTATGCTTGTAACTGATTTAAGTGATTGGAATGACCACATCAACTGGTCTCATATCATTGCCGCAGGAGTCGGTGGTGCGATTGTGAAGATTTCCGAAGGCAGAACACTCAGTAGCTTGCACGGTAAGCATATCGCAGGCGCGAGGCTAGAGGATTGCCATGGGGAGTATACTGCTACACCCACGCACAGACAACAGCACGGGCAGAAGAAGAGGTAGCGGTCGTCATTGAAGCACTGGATGCTTTGGGATACGGTGCGCCGCCCTTGGGGATCTGGATTGACGTGGAAGCGCCCGAAGTCATTGGACAGGATCCTGATGACGTGACAGCAGTTTGCAGTGCGTTCGTATCCGCCTGCAATGCCGCCGGTTACAGCGCCGGAATCTATGCCAGCCTATCCACATTGACAGACCGTATTAATGTGGATAGGCTGGCCGACTATGTGCCGTACTGGTGCGCTCAGTATGCCGAAAAATGCGACTTTCTGGATTATTACCCTGACAATAGACTTGCAGGATGGCAGTGTACAGACAGCTACAATATAGACGGAAACAATTACGATCTGTCAGTTTGGTACTAGGAGGCCCGAAATTGTGGATAACAAAAAGCAGAGACTTTATGTTACTGCCGCTCTTGCTTGCGCTGTGCTTCTTGCCGGCCTTGTGTGGTTCCTCTGCGCAGGCCGAGGAGATGTATCAGATATCGGAAAGCGAGCTGACGACACTCGAGCAGAACTTACATCAGCTCGAGAAGAACAACGAGACCAAGCAGCAGCTCTTGACCGAGCAGAAAACGCAGCTGACAGAAGCCAGTCAGCAATTAGAGACAGTGAAGAAAGAGCTGACCGCGTCGAAGAGCTTGAACGAAGCGACGCGGAAATCATTAGAGAGAGCCAATCAATCCTTGCGGCAGTTCGAGGACGAGGCAAAAAGGAAAATTAGAGTAAAGACCCGCCAGCGCAATCTGTGGATTGCTATTTCCGGCGGGCTTTTGTATGCATTGAGTAAAAAGTAGGTGAGCGCATGATCGATCTTTATCAAGGTGACTGCTTAGATCAGATGGACAAGGTCCAGGATCATACCGTGGATATGATCTTTACCGATTTACCATATGTAACAACTCATAATGTATGGGATGTGCCGATCCCTCTTGATGCATTGTGGACGCAATATCGGCGAGTGCTGAAGCCGGGCGGTGCGGTCCTGCTCTTCACACAGATGCCCTTCGGCGCTGATCTCATAAACAGCAATCGAAAGTGGTATCGTTATGAGTGGATCTGGCATAAGACGATGCCGGTCGGGTTCTTGAATGCTAACAGAATGCCGCTCCGAACGCACGAAAATATCCTCGTCTTTTACGAGCGCCTGCCGACGTATCACCCTCAGAAAACGCCGGGGAAGCCCTACACTGTAAAGATAAGCGCACGACCTTCTCGCAATTATGGGCGCTTCGACCGGGCAACGACAATAAACGACGACGGGATGCGATGCCCGCGCGATGTGCTGACATTTTCAAACGGCAACAATGCGAGCAAGATCCACCCGACCGAGAAGCCGGTTGATTTGCTGGAGTACATGATCCGCACTTACACGGATAGCGGAGATACGGTGCTGGATTCATGCATGGGGAGCGGCTCATGCGGCGTCGCTTGCCAGCACCTCGGGCGGAACTTCATCGGCATTGAGAAAGATCCGGGATATTTCGAAGCGGCGAAGAAGCGAATTGAAGAAGCCGCGAAGCAATAAAAAAAGGACGTCTTGATTTAGCACATTGTTAAATCAAGACGTCCTTTTTTATTTTATCAAAATACTGAAAAGTGCGATAAAATCGAATGAATTCAAGAATATTGCATTGACGAAAAGCAAGATAAATGATATAATATATACAGTTAAAGGAGGTGAAATGATGGATGATATTAAAGAAGCGATTCAGCTGATAGCTTTAATCATTGGGTCGGTAGTCGCAATACTGACTGGCATCGAAAAAGTATTATCGATACTGATTAAAATTAAACAGCTGAACCGCAAATAGAACTAAAGGGAAGCCGGGGAGAAATCCCCGAGCCCCTTCCCTAATATCATACCATATAAAGAAAATGAAAACAAAAATATTATTAGCTGTATTTTGGGCATGCGCTGCCATCGCATGGTGGGCTAGTAACTATACCACAACTTGCATGGTTTTAGTAATTATTGCGACGATCCTGAACGTTGCTGAGTGGTTAAAGTGATTTTTGAAGTAATGAAATTTCATGGAGGAAGAATGAAAAAGAATGGCTGGGGCGGGAAACGCCCCAATCAAACAGGAAGGCCCAAGAAAGCCGAAGGCGTGAGAAAACAACATCAGCTGCGTGCATATGACGAAGAGTGGGCGGTGATTCAGGCATTCTCCCGGCTAGTCAAACACGGGAAAATGAAAGAGTGCAGCGATTTCGTGAAAAGGATTGAGACTTAGAAAAAGGAAGCAAAAAGAGCTCTTCAAACGTCACCATCACCGCAAATGATTCAGACGATTAAAGAGCTGAGGTGCAAGAGGGCGAATGCCCTCTTGGCAACCTCATTATATCACATCCGGCCGCACATGACTGGTAACGAAGGTAGGCATGGAGCGCCTGTATGGGAAAGAAAAAAGAATAGCTGGGCGCAAAGTCGGGCGCAGTTGGCGGCCCGAAAGTTCCCTAAATGAGAATGGAACGGCATAGGAACGGCAGGGAATGCGATGGTATCTGATTCGCTGAATTTCATATAATTTGTCATTCTCATTTGAAGGTCTCCGGAACTAGGTGTCGAGAGTTCGAATCCCTCTAGACGCACCAGAATTTCTCCGATTATATCGGACAAAATAAAATTCGTCCAGTTACACCCATGAAGGTGGGGTAATACATGGGGGAAATCGACCTTTGAGGAGGTCAGAAAGCCGAGGCGGTATGCCCCGGCTTTTTATCATGCCTTTTTCTTTGTTTTAGCAGCAAATCCCTGATCACAGTTCGATGGCTCGTCGTCGTATATTTCCTTGGCTATGGTGCTTCCAAACCGTCTCTTTCTACTGTATTCTCCATGGTAAACATGCTATAATAATAAGACGTTTCATTTGAATACATCGGACAGAGACAGGGGCTGCGCTTCAGGAGGCGTAGTGCTTATGTAGTGCTTATTAAGATCACTGCGCTTTAAGATGCGCCGCGGATTTTCGCTGTATCTCACAGGTCTTTGACCGTGGGAGACTCTGTACCGGCCTTTATATATCGTGAGGGTTTACCATGAAAATGTTTCGAGGACTATCGAACTGGATCGGTATGGACATGGGCTCGTCCCAAGTCCGTATCTACCGGGAAAATAA